CCCGTCCGTGCTGTTACCAAAATTTCATTTCTTTTTTTGTTGTGCAATGATGTGCAATACTTCTTGACAAGGAAAACGTCGTTGTGGTAGGAGTAGAGCATGAGGTAAACAGGCAAAGGAGGCTTATGAACACGGTGCAACTGATTGACGCAAAATCCCTTATCCAGATTCTAAGGATCTCCAGAAGGACGTTACAGTATTGGGAGAAAGCAGGGAAGATAACACCGCTTCGCCTCCCTTCGGGAGTTAAGCGCTACACGGAAGCCCATGTTCAGCAAGCGTTTAACTTAACTAAAAAGAAGAGAGGTGCCGTATGAAGTAGCCGTTTTAGCCAGTAGATAGTTCACAGTTCACCTGCGCTCGGTTACAAAAAATTGACCTATAATGTAAGAATCTGTCCGGCATGGGGTCGGGTAGGTAACCGGGCGCAACACTTAAAAAGGACGAAAGAGTATGTGGGACAAGAGATGGATGGCGTTAGCTGAGCACATAGCCTCTTGGAGTAAGGATAAGTCCAGGAAGGCAGCCGCAGTAATCGTGGATGAACGGAACGTTTTGGTGTCTATGGGTTGGAACGGCTTTCCCCGGGGCCTGGACGATGAGGTTCTCTGTAGGCACGAAAGGCCAGCGAAGTATCTCTGGACGGAACATGCAGAGCGTAACGCCATATACAATGCGGCGGCTAACGGTTTTCGTCTAATGGGGTGTAGAATGTACCTTCCTTGGTTTCCTTGTGCCGATTGTGCCAGGGCCATAGTTCAGGCCGGAATCAAGGAAGTCATTTGCGCCGAACCAGATTGGGAAGACCCAACGTACAAAGGAGACTTTGCCGTAACGAGAGAGATGTTCCACGAGTCAGGAGTCAGGATAACTTTTGCAGGGTGGGTTAAGTCACCTAAAAGGAGAGTGTAGTGGAATGGGTAGGAGTAGAGAGTAAAATAAAACCCCAAGTAGGGCGTTTGGTTTTGTGTTATTGCCCTGAATGGAATGAAGAAGGTTATCAGGTTGCGGTTTGGAAGGGTAAGGAGTTTACTTATGGGGGACAGCCTAACGAGATGTTTGACGGGTTAGTGCTTTCCTGGAACATATTTCTGGAAGCTGATTAAGAGAGGAGAGAGTAATTATGTGTAACTGTATTGAAGAGCTTGAGAAGATACTGCTTAAAAGATTTGAAACACAGACGTGGAAGAAACCTCTTAAAAGGGTTTGCTTGGAAACTACTTGCAGGAGAAAGGGAAACCAGTTGGTGTCTCAGACATATACGAAAATACTTATAACGTTAGAGGGGCAGAAGAAGCAGGTAGAACAAATTCTTCTACATAGTTTCTGTCCTTTTTGTGGAGGGGAACTTGAGCCGACCGACAGCGAGGGAGAGGGGTTACGATTTTCGGTGGAAGAAAGTCCGTGCGATGAAGTTAAAGCGGAGCCCTCTGTGTGAGTGGTGTCTCGAAAGGAAAATCTACACGAAGGCTACACTTGTTCACCATATCGAAGAGGTGTCAAAAGTACCGGAGAAGCGTCTTGTGATGAGTAATTTGTGGAGCGCTTGTCACACTTGTCACGAGAGACACCATAAACAGGATCAAGACAGAGGGTGTAACCAGGAAGGCACACCCAACGACCCAAATCATTTTTGGAATATGTAGGAGGTAACAGATGGGTGCCCGAGGACCAAAACCAGCGAGTAGGCTGGCTGTGATAAAACCAAAGACAGTAAAACGGCCTAATCCGCCAGCAGGGATGGAGCAAAGGCCCAGGAATTTGTTCAAAAAGATCGTTAATGCCAATACCGTCGATACGTTTGACGCAGAAACGGTGGTTATGTTGGCCGCTTTCTGCGATATGGAACACCAGAGGTACTTGGCAGCGAAGAAAGTTAACGAGTTTGGGGCGGTTATTCAGAATGAAGTGTACGTTCCTCCAGATTTAGCAACGTTCGGGGACCCGGATGCGCCGGAAATACCCAAACAGTACACCTTTACAGAGAACCCTTGGTACAAGATAATGAAGGAAACCACGTCCAGTATGGCAACTTTATCGACGAAACTGAGGAAAAAAGGTGTATCAACGGACAAAAGCCAGGTCGAAGTCAGTTCACGGAAGGGGTTAATGTTTGAGGGGTAATAATTGACAACTGAGCGTTCGGGCCGGATTATCGCGTTCATGGAAACTTTGCGGCTCCCTGATGGTAAAGGTGCCGGGGAGATGATGGTTCTTCGAGATTGGCAGAAGGACATATTAAGACGTTCGTACGATCCATGTGACGCAGATGGTCGAAAGTTAGTTCGGCAAGCGGTGTTATCCATGGGGAGAAAAGGCGGGAAAACTTCGTTTGTAGCGGCTCTTACCCTCTGCCATCTCTGTGGCCCTGAAGCTGTTAGGAACGGGCAGCTTTATAGCCTCAGTGTGGACAGGGAGCAAGCGGGCATCCTTTTTAATTATGCGAAGAACATTGTTTACATGGACCCAGAACTTTCTAAACAGTTAAATGTTACAGAATCTCGAAAACATATCATGGACCCCGTTAGCGGGTCCATCTATTCCGTCCTCTCAGGAGAGAAAAAAGGGAAGATGGGTAAATCTTCGTCTTTTATTGCGTTTGATGAGCTGGCGGAGTTCGGGAACGACCGGACGCTTTACGACGCTCTTTTGACTTCGACGGCGGCCCATGATGCGCCGATGGTTTGGACGTTTTCTACCCAGGCCCCCAGTGACATCGCCCTTCTCTCTGAATTGATTGATTACGGGGAGAAAATCAGAGAATGTGAGATTGAGGACGATACTTTTGTGTCTTTCCTTTATACTGTCCCTGAAGAGTACGACGCTTGGGATGAAGAAAACTGGTATTTGGCTAACCCTGCTCTCGGTGATTTTAGAAGTTTGACCGAAATGAGAGATTTCGCAGCGAAGGCTCGACAGATGCCTTCGATGGAAAACTCCTTCCGGAACTTGTATCTCAATCAACGAGTTGATGCTGCAACGCCGTTTATCTCAAAGGCGGTGTTTGAGTCATGTAATGCGGTCCCTGACGAGTTAGAAGGGGTAGAAGTGTATTGCGGTCTTGACCTTTCGGCCCGAACGGACTTGACGGCGTTAGCTGTTATCTGGTTAAAAGAAACGGTGTGGCAGGTTCGAGTTTTCTTCTACGCACCGGAAAGGGGTGTCAAGGATCGGGCACATAGAGACGGCGTTCCTTATGACTTATGGGCGAAGGAAGGGTTATTGATCCTCACACCAGGGGCGACGGTCGATTATGATTTTGTCATTGAACATATGATGGGTGTGCTGAGTAACTGCACTCCGGTAGCTATTGCGTTTGACAGGTGGCGCATTGATGTTTTCAAGAAAGCTGCGGAGAGAGCAGGTTTGGAGCTACCCCTCGTCGAATATGGGCAAGGGTATAAAGACCAGGCGCCAGCTTTAGATAAGATGGAGGCGGCTTTTCTTAACGGCTTGATCGCCCATGGTGATCACCCTATCCTAAAAATGTGTGTGTCAAATGCAAAACTTGAAAAAGATCCTGCCGGGAACCGGAAGCTAACAAAATCCAAGTCAACAGGCCGAATCGACGGTTTGGCGGCCCTCTCCAACGCTTTTGGCATCGTCGATAAACTCGAAGTTGAAGAGCCTTCTGCCTACGAAACCCGGGGGGTGTTAACTTTTTGAACGGTATTTTACTTGCAATCATTACATAAATCTGGTAGAATGTTTTCTAATTAAAAAATTTAGGGAGAGCCTATATTGAAATAGGAGTTGAGATTCACTTGAATCGGGAGTTTTAAATGCCTTTCAAAAGACCTTTGATCTTTTCCAAAGCGGTCTTTTTAGACCTTTTGGCTGTAGCTGGAGTTATACTCCTGGGCTACGGTCTTTTTTTGTTTCTGCCCTGGGTAGGCTATGCCGTTTCAGGTTTCCTTGTTTTCCTCTACGTCCTCTACCGCACCAAACAACTTCAAAAAATTGATACCCGAGACGCTATGTTTTTCGGAGGTTTGATCGGCCTTGGCTACGGCCTCTACCTAAAAGAACCGTGGATAGCATTTGCTGTTTGCGGTTTCATTTTAATGGCTGCCAGTTATCTAATGAGAGATGAAACATGAGTATAATGTCACGGATGGCCCGGCCTAAAGCAGTAAGTCAAGAGATAGAACGGCTAATCCGTACTACCCTCGGCGGCGGTTCAAGTACCACGTCAGGCGCTACAGTTTCCAGCGAATCGGCTATGCGACAGGCTACTGTTTATTCGTGTGTTCACATCCTCTCCCGGGTAATCGGGATGCTCCCATGTCATATCATGGAGAGGAAAGGAAAGAACCGAGAACCCGCCAGAGGATTCCACCTCTATGAAATATGCCACGACCTACCGAACGATTGGATGACATCTTCTGAGTTTTGGGGGATGGTTATCGGCCACTTGGTTCTTAGAGGAAACTTCTTTGCCCTTAAACAAGTTTCCGCTGGTAAATTACGAGGATTGATCCCGTTTGCTCCGGGAATCGTTACAAGCGTTGAGCAAAAAGAAAATTACTCTCTTTGGTATCACTTGAGCCTACCGAACGGTGAGCATCGTGTAGTTCCCAGAAAAGACATAATGCACATTAAAGGTATGACTTTAAATGGCTACATGGGCATGAACCCCATTGAGTACATCAGGGAAAGCATCGGCCTAGGCCTCGCCACTGAAGAGTTCGGTGCAAGGTACTTTGGAAGTGGTACACACCCAAGTATGATCGTAGAACACCCCGGGAAACTATCTGAAAACGCTCACACCAATTTAAAAGACTCCCTGGGAACAGCCTATTCAGGCTTAGGTAAAGCCCATCGAATGATGCTCCTTGAAGAAGGCATGAAGGCAAGCCCGATTACGATTTCACCGGAAGACTCGCAATTCCTGGATACGCGGCGTTACCAGAAGTCAGAGATAGTGGACATCTTCTTTGGTATGCCTCTTACCGCAATGGGTACGTCCGACAGCACCCCGACCTTCGCCTCAGCCGAACAGTTTTCTATCGGTTTCGTTATCTACGCATTGATGCCGTGGATCGTAAACATCGAGAAAGCCATTTACCGGGATCTGTT